ATTTTCAAGAAGTCATCTTCATTCACCAATTTGACTTCAATCATTGTATCAATCATTCTTTACCACCTTTCTCTAATTTCTTTCTAATAATATCTAATTGTTGAGCAGTTAGAATGGTGAGTGCTTGTCTTGCTTTGATATCATTATATCCATAATATTCTTTTATAATTTCCACATCACCACTTGTTTCTTTCTTTGACCATTTAGCATATCTCTTTTTTGGTCTTACTATATTTAGTAAAAAGTGATACTGTAGTTTGTTATCTAAGTGGTGGTTGGTATTCATTATGTTCGCAGCAGCAACCGTATCGTTGTGATACGACAAAGCACGATTAGTTAAGAAAGGTGAATATGATTTTTCTGCGAGTCTATCATTGTCTGTTCCAGACATCAAATCTGATTTATGACCGTTGATAGAATTTAAATAATCGAATGGGTTAGTCTTCGCCATATGTTGTCCTTATCAAATACTGCATACGATAAACATCCATCGCAACATCGTGTATAGGGTCGTGACCAACAAAATCTTTTTTTAGATGTTCTGGGACAAACGCATGAAAGATTTTAGTTCCGTATGTAAACCCTTCAATGAATGACCTCGTATCTCTGATTGCCCACCAGTTACCCACATCAAATTGACCTAAGTCTTTAAATATAGAACGAGCAAGCACTGGGTCAAAAGTATTACCTCTTGTCCAGACTCTTTTAGCACTCATTATATTCAAGTCATTATACATAAAGTCTGGCAGTTTGTCAATTGACACATCAGACGAAGACGGTTGAATTTGTTTCTGGACTTCTGGGTCTTGTTTCTTCCACCATTCAAGTCCACCCTTTTCTACTTTACGACCGTATTTCTCCACTTGTTCCTGGACATCAAATTTCATAAACTTTGCCATATCAATTAGTTCTTGATATTCATATGGATTATTTTCGAAACGAGTTTCATCAAACTCAATACCTGCTATGTTTACAGCACAAACAGTTTCTGGAGATTGACCTAAAGTTTCGAAGTCGTATACTACTTCCATTCTGTGTCGACCATTAACTCGGTTAACAATGCCATTGTATTAATCTCTTGGTCGGCAGCAAATGCTGACTTGTATTGATAATCAGCAAGAGTCACAACCACTTGAGGGATACTGTTTGGTTTGGCATGTTCGTAGATTGATTCGTATAGTTTACGAAAGAATGGTGCTGTATCACCGTCGATATTTTGAGCAACCCACTTTCTTACTACACTGAATTCTTTCGCCTTCAGAGCATCGATGAGAGTCTTAAAATTCGTATCTGAGGTGTTATTTAATATACCACTATCGATTTTACCAGTTACACTGTATCTCTGTAATTCGTTTAATATGCGACGATTATCAGGGAAATGTTTATTAATTACTTCGGCAACTACCTTTTTATCAAACTCTACATTTTCTTGCCCAAGTATTTTTAAGACTCTGTCGAAGAAACCCTTTGCCATTTCTGGTTTCTCTTTGTTTGATATTTTAAACTCAACGACCGAACACCTCGAATGAAGAGGAGAGATAATTTTATTAACAAAATTGCAGGTGAGAATAAAACCACAGTTAGCACTATACTCTTCCATAAAGTTTCGAAGTGCTGGCTGAACCGTTTCAGCATTGAGATAATCTGCTTCATCAAGTATGACATATTTACGACCTCCACTTAAAGACATACTCGAAGCAAAGTTCTTAATCTTAGTTCTGAGTGTGTCGATTAATCTACCTTCATCTGAACCATTGATTGTAATATAATCACAACCGAGTTCTTCTAACATTGCTTTTGCGATAGTCGTCTTACCGACACCTGCCGAACCAGTTAGTAGTAGATTTGGAATGTCACCGTTGTTGACGAATGTTTGAAATGTCCTCTTTAGTTCAAGAGGAAGTATCGTATCAGATACAGTTTTTGGTCGATACTTTTCGACCCATAAAAATTCACTCATAATCTATCCATAATATAAAACCTTACCCATATTTTACTACGGATAAGGTAAAAAGTCAATTTAACCGACAAGTTCTTCGTAAAGAGATTCTACCTCTGTATTCTCACTACGAACCTCACCCATATTTTGTTTAAAGTAAATGTTGATTACTTTACGAATATGTTTCTTGTCAAGGTCATACTTGTCGTGTAGTCCAACGATTGCTTCTTTAACAAACTCTCTTTCTGATTCCATTCGGATAAGAGAATCACAACACTCTTGAACCACTTTCATAATTTTTTGTTTATCTTCTGCTAACATTATTTCTCCTGAGGTAAATTTGCTTTTGCGAATGCTTCTAGTCTATTACGAACACCACCAACTATTTCCATATCTTTACCTTCAAATAATCCTTTACTAGCAGTGATATCAATAATTCTAACAACAGTAAGTAAGTCACTTACATCAAGCATAGGACTTTTAACCTCTTCTTGTTTTACTTCTTCTTTCTTTGCCATCATTAACCCTCGTAAGTTGAACCAGACTCAGTAGCAATCCAATACTGTGCTACCGCACCTTTGAAATGTGAAATACCTTTCGCAGAGATTGCGACTTGATAATTACCACTAATCATTTTGAAGTTTTCTACTTTGAATACAAAGTCAAACTTAGCAGTCGTCGAACCAACCTCAATAGCAAACTCATTTGATGTAGGGTTCTTAGTATCAGTAGCAACTAGACGAACCTTGTTATTATCACCTCTTACAACAATCTCTGGAAGAGATAATTGATTAGCAGCATTCATAACTTTAATCATCTGTTCTTTAGTCACATCAAAACTTACTTCTGTTGAAGGTAGTTCAATGTTTTTCTCTGGTGGTGTAGTTACCATGCTTGGGTCTGTGTAAGTATATCTCGACTTAGTAGAACCTTCACTTACTGTAACATTAGAATCACCAAAGTCATACTCAGCATCATCAAATAGAGAACCTAAACCTAAAAACTGATTTAGTTCATAGACAGCAAAGTCTCTTGGGAATGTTTCTGGAACAATTGCTTGAGCAAGAATGTTCTTCTGTTCAGAAACAGTTCTAACAACATTACCTTGTTTGAAAGCAATGCTTGGGTTGATAGTTGCGAAGTTCTTTAAAACTTCAGTGGTCTTTTCACTAATCTTCATTATTATTTACCTCACTGTTAATTGTATCGTGGACATGTAACGCCATTATACCATAATGTAGAACTTTTAACAAATCCTTGCGGGCATCATTTGTAGTTCCCTTCTTCCCATATCGTTGAGCATACTTTATAAGGTTACCGATTGTAAACCCAACTCCATGTCCTGCATCGATTATAAACTCAGTAGACTGAATGTTATTCATCGAGTAATGTTCACCATAAGTTGCAGCAATATAGTCATACAACTCTTTTACCAACTTATCTTCATTATATTTAAATTTACTCATATATTATTTTTTCATATTTTTAATTAAATCTGGGTCTGCGGTTGCCGTCGCACCAATCTGAGCAAGGTCAACCAAAGAACCACCAAAGGTGTAAGAACCAGTATGCATTAGTTTCATCCAAGGACACAACCATACATCCTCACCAATATTTCTCATCCACTGACAGAACATATAATCTTCTGATAGATATCTTTCCGACTCTTCATCAATCAGTGCTTGGAAATACATTGTAATATAACGAGACCCATCAAAGTGTTTAGTTCGCACATGGTCTGGTTTATATTTGTAATCTGGATATGCTTCATCAAACTTATTGAACGCATGTTTGGTTACCATCATAAAACCAGTTCCACCTTCTAATACTTTAACTGGTTCATCAAGTGATACTCTTGTCTGACCACCTGCTGGATTAAATACATAATCACCGACATAGTTTTCTAAGTTGTTTGGATTATCATCTGCGAAACCTTTATCAACGGCTGCTACAATCTTTTCCCAGGCAATTGTTTTCTTTGGATATGGTCCACACATAATATGTTTACCTTTAGGGTCTTCGTGGTCCATTAAAGCAGCAAGTGTAATTACATCATTAGGGTCAAAACCAATATCAGAATCGATAAACATTAAGTGAGTATAATCAGAACGCATAAACTCATCTACGCAATAGTTTCTTGCTCTTGTGATTAGTGACTCATTGAACAGATAGAACATCTTAATATCCATCCCATATGCTTGACCAAGTTTCGCAAGGTCTGCTGTCGATTTACAATACATACCGTGACAGTTACCACCATACATTGGGGTTGCCACCATAATCTTTTTCTTTTTGAGTTCGCTCATTGGGATTTCAATGTTCATTCAATTTCTCCAGATTCAAATCATTTAAAAATATTATATACAAAAAAGGGTCGAATGTCAATTTATCCGACCCTTTATTTATACCGACTAAATTAGAAGTTAACTTCGTCTTCTTCAGTAACTCGTGTCACTCCCTCTGGAACCTCAGACCCATCATCAAGGACATCAGCATCGACCTTAGTGTAAAGGTCAGAGAAAGAAGTCTTAGTTTCATCGTCGAAACGATTAATACAAAGGTTAATGGCTTTCATACGGTCACCAAAGATTGAGAACGCTTTGGCAATGTGGACTAGACGACGAGTAGAAATGATTTCGTCAACACCACCATCGTAGAAAGTCTTACGAATGATATCTGCCCAGTCAACAAGTTTCCCGACAAACTCAGTATCTTTGATGTCTAACGAATCAAACACACGACCCAGAATCTTTTTCTCAGTAGCAAC